GCCAGCGACGTGTTGGCATCCTGCATGTTCTCCGACCCCAACGAGTCCAACAAGGAATATATTATCGTTGCGCTGGAGACTCTGGCGAAGAAGATCGACCTTTCTACGACACCCTACACAGCAACGACTATCCCGTATCCTGTGGGAGCCACCGTTGGGAGTAACTGCGATATGTTGCAGTGCTTCGACAAGGTGATGATTATGCGGGATGGGCAACAAGCTCTTGAGTGGTATCCTAATGGCAGGGCGATTCTTTCTGCGTCCTCCAACTCGACCGCCAGTCCAAATACCGTGGTGACAATGAGAGTTCGTGAACACGGACTTACGGCTGGGTCATCCGTGGTTATCGCTGGGCTTACTAGTGGCACTCCTCCTAATGGAACATTCACGGTGGCAACAATCGTCGACCAAGACTCATTTACCTTTGTGGCATCTGGGATTTCTACTAGCACCACATTTGTAACCACGGTAGCCACCATGACCGATGGGTTCACCCTCTCCCCCGGTGGTGCTTACACCCAACCACAGACATTTGTTACAAGCGGCAACAACATTACGGTATCGAGCGGCTTGGTTTCCTTGACAATTACTGGCAACTTAACAATTTTTGCTGGTGATGTAGTTGTAATTTACGAGACAACCATTCCAGAGTTCACCGCGATTGTTGGCAAACAATTTCAAGTAACATCTGCTACTTCAACAAACATCCAGTTCCTTGCGCCAGTCGCCAACATATCGGCGAGCGGAAGCACAGGGCAGGTTGAGTTTGGCGGCAGGTTCACAGAAGGAGGTGGATTTATGCACCAGCCGGGTGCGCCTTGGGCTACCTACTTCCAGCGCAGGTTGTTCGTTCCGTTCTACTACTCCCAATCTGGCACTTTTAGCGCACCAGTCTACACTAGCAGGAAGATTTCCGACGAGATCGCGGTTTCCGACCTATTGGACACTACGACCTTTGATCAAATCGAGAACCAGTTCCGTATTACTGGTGGCACTGCCGACTATGTGGTGGCGATGCACGGGTTCTACGACGATGCCTTGGTGGTCTTGAATCGCAATAGCATCCACCTTGTGGCACAGACCCAGGGAAGCCTGTCTGACACCGTGGTCAAGGAGCTTACTGGCGAGGTTGGGTGCTTGGCTCGCAAGACGGTCGTCATGCAGGCTAACAACATGCTATTCTTGGCCGACGAGGGCATTTACGGGCTGACCTTCCTTAACGATTACAATCTTCGTGGTACGGAGGAGCCGCTTTCCAAGAACATCCAGCCGTATATCGACCGCATTAACAAGAACCTTGCGGACAAGTCGGTAGCGGTCTACTTCAACAACCGCTATTACATCGCAGTCCCGCTAGATTCTGTAGCTGGAGGTAACGATGCCCGTGGAAATAACGCGGTTCTGATCTACAATTTCTTGAACAAGGGCTGGGAATCGCTTGATACCTATGGAGATTCTAGGTTTTTGATCAAGAACTTCATCACGGCAAGTGCTGGGGTGCGTAATAACCTGTATGCTGTTAGCTCCAATGGTGGTTTGCACCAAATTGATGCTTCTGACTCGTCCGTAGACCGCTTAAGCGTTACGAATGAAAGCACAGATGTGGTCACCCCCACGATCAACTCGTATGTGACTAGCCGTGGGTACGACTTTAAAACACTTGAGCGCAAGAGGTTTACTGATGCCCAAGTGCAAATGCAGAACTTGTCTGGGGAAACTGGCGAGTATGACATTGCGTTTGCTACTGAAGACCCAGATTCTGCAGAGAGCATTGGCACCACCACCACATTCCTTGGTGGTCAGATTCTATCACCTAGCACCGCTGGTGAGGCTGAAACCGCAAGTATCCGATGCAGACTTGGTGGTCAGCGGGGCTATACTGGGACTATCACATTGACAAGGACTATCGGTTCACCTAAGATCCACTCTATTCAAGTGGCGGGTTCCATTACTAACAGACAAATTCTATCACAAAAATAATATGGGCGTTGTAAATACAACCTACACATTTACAAGCACTGACACAATTACCAGTGCTAAGATGAATAACATCATTGATGATACGACATTTACCAGCGATGCAATCCAAGGGGACACCTTGCAGGTTGTGTCTCCGGGTAAACTTGCCGTAAATGCTAGTGGGATTACTTCTAATGAGCTTGCAGATGGTGCAGTTGTCACCGCAAAAATTGCTGATGGGGCCGTAACTCAAGCAAAAACATCAAACATGCTACTTCCTTCTGGTGCCGTTATGGCATTTGCCATGAATAGCGCACCATCTGGGTGGCTTGCAGCTAATGGTGACACCATACCTAACGGAAGTGGAACAGTTCAAGGTAAAACAGAGAACTTTGCCGTATTGTACTCTCTGATTGGAACAACATATGGGTCTGCTGGAAAACTTCCAGATTTACGGGGGTACTTCGTTCGCGGAAGCGGAACGAATAGCGATGGCACGGCATCTGGAACATTTGGGGCAAAGCAAAGCGATTCGTTTAGGGCGCACAAACATAATGTAGTTCGACCTAATTCTGGTTCATTTCATTATGTAAATGGATCGCAACAATGGGCAATTGGAGGAGGATTTCAACCGTATACTGGAGCTGCAATGACTCCAGACGATAACTCACTAACTGGAGGATCGGAAACGCGCCCAGCAAACATCGCAATGCTTTATTGCATTAAGATTTAATGAACCAGCACCTAGCTAAAGCAATAGCAATTTATGAACCTTGATCTTTCACAAATCGACCCAGATGTACTCGCTACCTGTAGCGAGGTGGATAAGATTGAGTATGCGATGAGTCAATCCGAGGAAAAGGTTGAATGCCCGTTGACCCACCTTTTCACTCCGGGTCTTTATACAAGAACCATTTTCATGCCTGCTGGGTCGCTCATTATGTCAATGACTCACATCACAAGACATCCATTTGTTATTAGTGTTGGCGAGGTTGATGTGATTTCATCAGAGGGATCTGTAACCTATGTCGCTCCGTATATGGGCATAACCCAGCCGGGAACAAAAAGGTTTTTGCATGTAAAAAAGGACACGACATGGACGACATTTCACGCCAATCCAAAAAATTTGGTAGATCCAGACCAAGTTGGGGAAGATATTCTTGAAAAATGTAGTAATCCACTAATTGATGAAAATCACCCAATGCAAAAGCCTTGGAGCAAAAATGAATCAAATTCAACAATTATCAATGCTATTGGAGATTTTATGACAATCGAAGAACTAAATACAAATAACAAGGAGGAAGATCAATTATGTCTTGGGTAGCGGTAGGAGTGGCTGGAGTTGGAGCAGCAACATCATTAATTGGCGGGAGGAAGAAAAAAGCAAAAGCTCCACCTCCTCCAGTTGACATATTTGCAAGCGGCATTGCCAACAAGCAAGCGTCTGGGCTTTTGGATTACTATCGGACGAATGTTCCGGGCTTTATCGGTCTTCAAAATCAATTCGGCCCACAGCTCATGGCCCAATCCCTTGGACAAGGGCAACAATACCTACAAGGTGTTAACGGTCAAATGGGACTATTCGGGTTAAGCCGAATGGCTGGCGAGGAAACGGGACAAACCCTTACCGACCTTCGTGCTGCTGAACTTGCCCAGCAAACTGGTCAGACTGGGTTGACTCGCGGTCTTATGGCTGCGCTCTCGCCAGAACAAGCTGCGGTTGTGCAAGCATCTGCCCAAGAGGCAGAAAGAGCTAGGGCATCAGCCCAAGGCGTGACCCCACAGGAGCAGCGAATGTATCAACAGACTGCTAGAGAAGCGGCACAAGCGTCTGGTCGCCTTGGTGGCAATTCTGCCATTGCCGCAGAAGTCATGGGGCGCGAGAATGTGATGGCAGCAAAACGCGCAGAAGCAGCACAGGCTGGACAGCGTGCATACAGCCAAGCTGGAGAATTCTACACCAACCCCGGACTACAGGCACTGAGAAGTGCGCCACAATCCTACACTGCTGGGATGGGAGCGTTGGGAATTGGACTCACTTCAGGCCCAGCATCTTCTGGTCAATTTGATTACAATATGCCACTTGGGTTTGCACAGCAAATGGGTGGAGCGCAGAACCAATATAACCAAGCAGTCTACCAGACCAACCTCGCCAACCAGCAAGCCAAAGCGCAAATGTGGAGTGGCATTGGAAGCTCCTTAATGGGTGCTGGAATGAACATGGCAGGAGGTGGGTTTAACTTTGGAGGTACTGGTGGAGGTGCTGGTGGCGGTGCTGGGATGCAGACCGCACAAAGCCCTTGGGGAAATGTAAGATATAGCTACACTTAAAATCATGGCACTATTCGCAGGACAAGTACAAACAGCACCATATCAATCGCCAGACTACGGGCCTTCCGTAGCCGCTGCGCGTGAATATGCGATGGCTGGAGCGCAGGGGATGGCTGGAATGGTATCCCAAGTAGGCGACTACTTCAAGCAGCAGGGGGAGAAGAAGAAACTTGTCAAACAAAGCAGCCTTCAGATTGACGCTGCGCTCCAATTATTCCCAGACCTTGCCCCATCGCTTCAAAGCGTAAAAGAACGCATGCGCGACGAGAATATCCCACTTGCCGACCGTGCCGCAGAAGCCGAGGTGGTTGCAAACCTAATCAACATGGGTGTTGGTGAGATGCGTAATCGCTCCAACATGTCCATCCAGCAAGAACAGGCAATGGCCGATGCTATCTACAAGCAACAACAGCTTGGCCTGCAGGAAAGGCGCACTAGAGCAACTGAATACAAAGCAGCACAAGCTGGTAAGCCTTCCTATCAAATGAAAAAACCTGTATTTACAGCCCCAGATGGGACTTCATTTGAAGGCAACAAAGAAATGCCATTTAATCCAGATACTGGAAGGTTTCTTGATACAAAAGCAAACAGAGAAATTCAAGATATTGATGCATGGGGTATTGGGAAACCAGCATACGCTGAAGAAATGCCTCCGACATCGCAGATCAATTACGATCAGCTTCCGTCTTCCAACAACTTTGGATTCACCTCAAAAACACGCGATCTGCTGCCAAAGTCTACTGCAGACGCAAGACAGGTGTCTCTTGATTTCAATGCCGCCCCAAGCAAAAACGCCAAGGGTGTCGAGATCATCATCCCGAATGATGCTAGTGCCATTGAGCGTGCTGCGGCGATGGATTATGTTAATAAAACTCAACAATACTTTGCCGAGCGTGGCGTAGAGGTTCCAGTTCGTGGCGTTCGTACCGCCAAGGAGAATGGACGAGGCACACCCGGACGATTCCACACCGAGCCGTTCTTTGTTGGTCACGCTGAAGCGCGCAAGGTCATGGAGTCTGATCCAGATGGTTATGCTCAAGTTCTTGCAGATACACTTGGACGCATTCCAAATGTAACCTTTATCGCTCCACACAAAACAAACGATCCCGGAGCGTCTGATGGCAAGTTTAACGAACGGGACTTCGCCAAGGGTTCTATCATCCCTGCGCTTGAGCGTTTGAGCCGAGGTGATCTATCAAAACAGGCAATGGGTACTCCAGAGCAACAAGCTGAAGTTGCTCGCATGATTGAACAGGGAGCGGGAATGGCAACATCGCAGGCCGCACCAAGCGGGGCCATGCCGACTGAACCAAGAATGGCCCAGCCTCAACCAGCAGCCCAGCAAGCACCGCAATACCAAGTTCGTCCGGGATTTGTGCCAGTAGCTGGGGAAAAGCAACAAAAGGCAGTTAAGATTGTCAAAGGCCAAGAGGCTGAATCGTTCGGTTTACACCCGATGGGAACCTACAAGGTGCAAATGAATCCAGATGGATCTCTAGCTGATGCACAGGTGATGTCAGCACCACCAACCGCAGAGCAACAGCAAAAGACAGAACTGGCTAAACGCGACATGCAACAGCAGGCAGCAGTCACAAAAGACAAATCAGATAGGTTTGTGAACATGTTGACAGAGCTTAAAGGTCACGAAGGTTTTTCTGGCTTGTTTGGCGCAACCATTACTCC